GGCAGTCGCTATGGCCGCCGCGTTTGCTACGGGGGCTGTCGTGCTGTTCGGAAAGTCGGCAGTGTCGGCGGCGTCAAGTTTGGCCTCTGCGATGACCGGGTTAAAGTCGGTGTTGGACGGCACGGGTAAGAGTTTCGCCGACGGCCAGAAGTTCATCAACGATTACATCAAAGACGGACTTGTACCCGCAACCAACGCGATCAACGCCTATAAGAATCTGGCGATACGTGGATATAACACGGACCAGATTGAGAAAACCATGATTGCCCTGAAGGACTCGGCGGCGTTTGCCCGTCAAGGGTCGCTTACAATGGGTGAGGCGATACAGGGTGCTAGTGAAGGGTTAATCTTTAGCCCACATAGGAAGCAATTCCCTTGTGCATAACTCGAATGACGGTTAAAGCCCAGTGATGGGTAAGACCGTACCGGAAACCATAGGAACTCCGGTCTAGAGACTGCCAAGAGCAACTTGTTTGACGCACTTCTCATCGATTGGTGCATCAAGGCAAGCTGGAGATACAGTCCGAACCGCCGAAATAATCGAAATATGAAACGGCGGAGCATGACAGAAATGATCATGCCCTCTCTAATGAGAGAGTAACAATCTTGTAAAGAACGAGAACTCAATACTTGTGGACAACGCGGGAGTTACCCGTAATGTCTCTGTTATGTGGAAGGACTATGCCGAGTCCATTGGAACGACAGCCGCCGCACTGACCAAGCAGCAGAAAATTCAGGCTGAGGTCAATGGTATCCTGGAAGAAACGCGCTTCCAGACCGGCGATGCGGCCAAATTATCCGGGCAGTATTCGGGTCTAGTCGCCGCGTTGGGTACCAGCTTCTACAACCTAAAAGTGGCGGTTGGCAATACGATCATCCCCATTCTGACGGCGATTATTCCGGTGGTGAAATCGGTCGTTGATTGGCTGGTGATCCTGTTTAATCATTTTGCGCAAGTCATGAACGCGCTGTTTGGCGTAAAACTCGGCATGGACAAAATCGCTGATAGCACTAAGGAAGCCGCCGATGCCGCCGACAAACAAGCCGATGCCGCGAAAAAGGCACTGGGGGCGCTGGCGGCCTTCGATGAAATCAACGTTCTACAGGTTGACAAAGAAGGCGCACCGCCCGGAACCGAACCGCCGACGATACCGCCCCCCGACACAGAGCCGGTAGAAAGCGGGTTGGACCAGCTTAAAGAAAAGATCGCCCAATTCATGGCGGACCTGAAGGACTTGTTTCAGCCCGCTATCGACGCTTTTGGTCGGCTTAAAGAGGCATTGATCCCCCTCGGAGAAACGATCTGGGAGGGGTTGAAGTGGGCGTGGGATAACATTCTGGTGCCATTAGGGGAATGGGTTATCACCGATCTGCTACCCGTATTTCTGGACTTGCTGGCGGCAGCAATTGAGACACTCAATATTGCAATTGAGGCCCTGAAGCCGTTGGGATTGTGGATATTTGATGAATTTCTTAAGCCTATCGCGGAATGGTCCGGCGATGCTATTCTGGACTTCTTAGGATGGCTTACGGATAAACTGAAAGATTTAGGTGTCTGGATTGAGGCAAATCCCGAATCGTTCCAGCGTTTTACGGGGATCATTATCGCCTTTTTCGCAGCCTGGAAGATTACGAATTTTATCGCCGATATAGGCTTGTTTTTGATTAATCTTATCAAGGCAACTGTATCCATTATTGCCAATACGGTTGCACTCGCCGCCAACACCATCGCTTGGATCGCCAATAAGATTGCAGTAGCGGCACTAGCCCTGCTTTACGCAGGTCAATTCTTGGCACATCTGGCCCTTTCCGCCATCCGGATTGCTGCCGAAACGGTTGCCTGGATCGCCTCAACAATAGCCAAGATCGCTAATAAAATTGTTACTGCAGCACTGGCGCTCCTCTATGCGGGCAGGTTTTTGGTTGACTTAGCTCTATCGGCGGTCAGAATAGCAGCGGAAACCGTTGTTTTGGTTGCTTCAACTATTGCCAAAGGTGCAGCGACGGTAGTTCAACTAGCGTTCAATGTCGCTGTAGCCGCATGGAACATAATTGGTGCGGTTGCCACGATAGTTACAACAGGTTTCGGGATCGCGGTCGGTATCTTGACCTCGCCCATCACACTGGTCATTTTAGCAATTGTGGCGCTGGTCTTGATTATCATTTATTTAATCTTGCACTGGGAAGACGTCAAACGGATTGCGCGCGAAACGTGGGACAAAATTAAGGAAAAGTGGGGCGAGGCGAAGGAATGGTTTAGGACGTCCGTACTCGATCCCCTAGTGGAGAAATTCGCCACCGCGTGGGTACGTATTCAAGACGGGGCAACAACCGCTTTTGATAGCATTAAAGAAATTGCAAAGAGTGCTATCAATGTCGTCATTGGTATTCTCAACGGAATGATAAGCGCGGTCGTTGGCGGTATAAACACGGTGCTTAGTGCCCTGAATAGCATCCAAGTTGATATTCCAGGTATTTTGGGTGGTGGACATATCGGGTTTAGTATCCCTCTCATTGTCGCACCGCAAATCCCCCTCCTGGCGACAGGCGCGGTTATTCCGCCCAACGCGGCGTTTGCGGCGGTACTCGGCGATCAGCGGGCAGGAAAAAACATCGAGTCGCCCGAAAGTCTGTTAAGGCAGATCGTGCGCGAGGAAAGCCAACAGCAAGGGGCGCAAGCCGTCACCGTGCGCTTCGAGGGTTCGCTGGCCCCTATCGTGCGCCTGATGAACCCTGTCATTGAGCAGGAAAGAACGCGCGTCGGCGGCAGTTTATTACAGGGAGGGGCGCGGGCATGAGCATTGTCATTGATGGAACCACTTACAACGTGCCGGTGGTATCGCTGGTTGAGGACGGCGACTTTCTGTTCAAATACGCGCAGAGAACAGCCGACGGGCATCTTAAGGCTGAGTTGATTGGCGTTTTTCGTAACTACTCGCTTCAGTTTGGCAACCATGCCTCTACAACTGAACTGGCGGCATTATGGGTTAAACTTATTGAGGCTCAGGTAGAGCATACCGTCACGGTCCCCGACGCCGACGGCGCCCCTATTACCTTTACGGCGTATTTTGCCAATGTGCATCGAGAAATACTCAAGGACACCGCCGCTAAAACGTTCTGGAAAAACCTAACCGTTAAGTTTATTGCCACAATCCCGGCGGTTACACCATGACCGCGACTTCCGTTCAGGTCCAATTCAGCCCTTACGCGCTGGAAAACCGGCAGGATATTGCCCTGATCGAATACTTCAACGCGCAGGCGTTTTGTGACGTGGACGATCTGTATACCGGTAATGTCAACAGCCGCCCTTACGCGACATATGAACCGGACTTCTGGCTGCTTGACGGCGGTTATAAGTTTCTGCCCGATACCGCCCCGCACACTGGGTATATCAGTTCAGTGATGAGTTTACCCGCCGCTGGTTACACGTATTTTCCGGGAGAAGACAGTGACGTTCCTCGCGTTGAAGTTACATTCAATGAGCCGCGCTCCATTGACGGGGTAACATTCAGGTTTTCCCCCTACACTGGCGATTATTGTAATAATGTGTGGGTATTGTTTTATGACGAAGACGGCGGGATGATCTTGGGCCTCTATGACGCCTTGCTTACGCCGGACTCCACTGTTTACACAACCGATGTTGTGTGCGATAACGTCAAAAAAGTTGTTATTTATATGTCCAGTACCAATCGCCCCTATCGTTACGCCCGCCTTGCCGGGATCGACTTCGGTAGCGTGATCACCTGGGGAGGTGAGAGTATTAAAGAGGCGCACGTTCTTGAGGATACCGATCCACTGTCCATTGAATTACGCTGTAATGCGTTTGACCTAAGTCTGTATTCCGCCAATGCCGAGTTTTCTATTCTCAACCCAACGGGGAGTTATGCGTTGCTCAAGCAGCACCAGCCGCTAACCGTTTACGAAATCGTAGATAACGCGCCCGTCATTATAGGTCAATACTTTCTAGACACATGGCAAAATACCAGCGAAACCATGATCAAATTCCAGTGCACCGATCTGATTGGCCTGATGGATCAGATACCCTATCGAGGAGGACTATGGACAGGGGCGGGAACGCCCGTTCAAACGTTGCTGGCCGATATTCTTACGGCGGCGCACATTCCCTACGAACTCGATACGGCACTCAACGACATTGCCATTATCGGATGGTTGCCCGCCGGAACACTCCGTGAAGCGATCCAGCAGATCGCGTTTGCAGTTGGGGCGTCGGTGGATTGTTCGCGCGCCTGGACGGCCAAAATTTACAAAACAAAGATCGCTTCTTCTGAAATAGCGACAGCCACCATTACCAATGACCAGAAGGGTGAAGACCAGGAAGTGAAATTACTCTCGGCGATTGCTGGAGTTGAAATTACGGCGCATCACATCACTGAAGGGACCGACGATCTCGAACTCTTCAGCGG